TTAGTTGATGGTGTACCTAATTTAACCCAACCACTCCAAGTCCACGTCTTACGATTACCTGCGGATGCCGGAGTCCAACTTAGGTATGCACTATCGTCATCGTTGAAGCGTAAAGACTGACTAATCTCGGTGCCGTAGAAGCCACCTGCATCTGCACTCTTAGCGTTGCCCTGAATTAACGGCATACTAAACTCCTTGTGCTGTTACTGCACTCGATGCTGATACTAATACGTTAGTACCGTCTGCTGAGTAGTAGGACACAAAGTACTTACCTGCTGTAGAAATCTTAGTTAGATCAGCAGCAGAGATGAAAGTAGTCGCAGCAGCAGAGATAACATGACCACCTGAATTATCCAGATAGATGTTGCCTGATTGACCGCTAGTGATGTTGGTAAAGGTTAGTGTGCCAGTACCAGATGGTGTGCAAGAGAAGTTGTTAGTTGCTGACATATCAAATGACAGGTCATTGTCTGTAGTAACTGTTCCTGTAGCTCTGTCAGTTTCTACCGTGCCTGTTACGTCAATGCCTGTAGAGGTTGTGGCAAGTTTGGGTGAGTTACTGTAATAAAGTTTAACTTCACCGCCAGAGTTTGCTGAAAAATGCCAATTACCATCCGATTGGTCACGAATAATTAAATTATTTGCAGCATCTAAATATAAGTTACCAGTGCCGACATCCTGAATATAACTATTTGACCCATCATGGTAAATCTCTAGGTCACTACCTGCACCGAAGATGGCTTTGTCGCCGTCGCCGAAGGACAAGTCGCCTGTCATCGAGTCGCCAGTATTCGCTACAAAACCAGATGCACCTGAGTAAGCTGCTTCCCAAGCACTGCCTGTGTACACATACATACCACCTGCGGTAGTATCGAAATACAAAGCACCAGTAACTAAGGCATCACCATCATTATCGACTGAAGGTGCTGAAGACTTGGAACCCAAGTAACGATCGTCAAAGGCATCATAAGATGCTGCAGCGTTAGTCGCAGATGTAGCTGCATTAGTAGCAGACGTAGCTGCTGCAGTAGCTGAGGTAGATGCTGAAGATGCAGAGGTAGCTGCATTAGTTTCTGAGGTAGATGCTGCAGATGCACTAGAAGCTGCTGCGGTTGCAGAAGCTGCAGAAGCAGTTGCAGAAGTTGATGCGTCAGATGCGCTAGTAGCTGCATTAGATGCTGAAGTTGCTGCTGCGGCTGCTGAGGTTGCTGCATCAGTTGCAGAACCTAAGATGCTATCTACATAACCCTTACGAGTTAAGGTGTCATCAGTTGCCGGAGTTGCTGTAGAGGTAATCTTGTTCGCACCAAGTACTACATCACCAGTCATAGTACCACCACTAAGATTTAACTTAGTAGCGTCCTGAGTGTCTACGTATCCCTTACGTGTAAGATCATCGTCTGTAGTAGGAGTAGCAGTAGAGGTAACTTTATTACCACCCATGACGATGTTACCCGTCATAGTGCCACCTGCTAATGGTAGCTTAGTTGCTAGTGCATTAGTAATGGTAGTTGCGAAGTTAGCATCATCATTCAATGCTGCTGCAAGTTCGTTAAGGGTATCAAGAGCTGCAGGAGCTGAATCAATCACTGCAGTAACTTGAGCGTCTACATAGCCCTTAGTTGCTGCATCAGCACTGTCAGTAGGAGTAGCAAGACCTGTAACCTTATTAGAACCCATTGCCAGATTACCTGACATGGTATCGCCTGACTTAGCAACCTTAAGTGCATCTGCAGTGTCTACATAGCCTTTAGAAGCTGCGTCAGTAGAGTTTGTAGGAGTAGATACAGTCAGTGTACCAGTAACAGTCCAGTTGCCAGTAACAGTACCTGAAGCAAGCGTAGATGCACCATCGACGTTTAAAGTACCGTCAAGGTCAGTGTTGCCAGTTACGTTGAGAGATGAAGGATATGTACCGAGTTCAACGATAGTACCTGCATTGTTAGTATAGACACGCTTATCAGCCGTATTAAGACCGAGTTCACCAGTGTCGAGATCAGATGTGGTAGGAACGCTTCCAGAGGTTGTGGAGCGTTTTATAAGAATCTTTGAAGACATCTCACATTCCTGTATTGGTGGGTGACGATAGAAGTTGTTACTTCTTCATTAAAGACTCTAGAGCAGAACCTTTAAGGAAGAAAGGAGCCTCCGAAGAGACTCCTTAGGGTTACTGATTAGTTAGGCAATGCCACAACGAAACCAGTTTCAGGACGCAATACCTTAGTACCGTAGATGGTGTCTGCAGTGAACAGATCAGCCAAGTACTCTTGCTTGTATTGAGTCTGTGAGCGAACGCCCATCTGCTCAGCAAGTACGAAGGTGTCTTTGTGACCAAAGATAGCTGCTTTAGTATCTACTGCAGAAGCTGAGTTGTCAGCGGCTGTTTCGATTACTGGGCAGTTAGATGATACATAGATGTCGATACCGTACAAGTTACCGATCAAACCAGTTGAAGTCGAACGACCATCAACGAAGTCTGAAGAGTTGTAACGGGTGATACCCAAGATGTCACGACGTGCTGAAGGTGGAATGATCATGAAACGATTGTCCATAGGAACGTCTGCGTCATCCATCAACTTGATCAGATCACGGAATGCACCGTCAGTGAAGGTGTCACCTGCTGCAACAGTGTCAACAGCATAAGTGTCAAGACCGTTAGTAGCATCCATGTAAAGTACGTTTGAGTGAGTCCAGTCAGAACCGTCACCATCACCCAAAGACTTACCTAGTGTAAACAAATCGTCATCGATCTGCTTAGCCAAAGCGTAACCTGCATCATCAGTGTAGAAACGACGCATTGAATCCAACGCTTGAACACCTACGATGTCCTCGATCATACGAGAGTATTCGTAGTGCTTGTCGATGGTTACTACAACTTCTGATTCAGTATCAGCTTGGATAGTAACTGCGGTGTTTGCAGCTTTAACAGCAGCAGAACCACGAGTAGGCTTAGGGATGTGAAGGGTATCACCTTTCTTGCCAACCATTGACATCTTGTTGACAAGGTTAGCCATCATTAGGTTTTTCTTGTATGCCGCAACGATTTCGTCAGACCAAAGTTCAGGAATAAACTTGTCTGCTTGTGTTTTTGCGACGATTGAGCCGGAACCGCCCGGATAAGTAGCTGTAGCCATGATTTTTAAATCTCCAAATTAGCTTTAGTTATTTTACACGACCTTCAGCGTATGCTTGCCTAATCTCAGGCATTAAGTCTTCATAACGCTGCGGGTCTTTACGCATTAGTTCAATAATATCAGCACGTCGATAGATCTTACGTGATGGACGCTCACCTGAACCTTGAGAAGTTCCTGCAGATGCTGATTTGACTTGTTCTTTACGGTTCTGCTTCTCAGCAGCTACAGTAGTTTGAACAGTCTGTTGACGCTCCTTCCACAAACTCAACAATTCGTCTGCAGAGTCAAAGTCGTAACCTTGGTCTGCCTCTCGTAACAAACGGATACGAGTATTTGACTTACCTACCCAATCTAAGAACCCCTTATCCTGAACGATTGTCATGAAGTCTGGGTGTGCGCTCTTGAGTTTAGCAACAATCTCTTGTTGTTTCATTTGGGCGGCTGCTTGTTGTGCCTGTTGGATACTTGGGTGCTTCTCAAGCATCTTGTTTACAGCTTCTTTTGGATTTAGGAAGAACTCGTCTTCATCAAAATCTTCTTCTTGTGCTGCGTGGGCGTTAACGTTTTGCGATTGAATGAAATCGTCTACAACCTTACGTAATTCTCCAACTTCCTGACCTTGCTTGCCTAGCAATTGCTCTGCATTCTGGTGCATTGCAATAATGTCTTGAATAGACTTATTACGATACTTATCAGGTAGGTTAGATTCTTCTTCAGGTTCTGGTTCTGATGCTGCCGCTAAAGGTTCCTCTGATTGCTCAAAGCTCTGTAGCTCTTCACCGTCTTCCAGTACGGTTTCTTCCTCTCGTTCGTCAATAAATTGTGCCATATCATTTCTCCGTTGCATAAGCAATTGTGAAGATTAAAAAATCAGGTTCTGCATCGTAGTTGCCCACTACTCGGCGATGTCAGAGTTACCCTCTTTGATTGAAGCATAGGCTGCTTCGATGCCATTTTCGAAATTCAGTACTCTTGCTAGTATTTCCCGTTCACCTTTGGCTTTGTACAGCTCTTCAATGGTATTACAGTCTTCCACTTTGTATGAATTGTGGATTTCTTTAATCTCATCTACTAACTGCTTCCAACCTTGAGTATTGAACAGGTCAAAGTAGTGCTCGTAGTACTTTTCTTCTTCAGAAGTCATAAGTTTTCCTTACGGGTTATGACTATGCTAGTATTATAACATATTTTTGTGTAAAAATCAAGCAGATTTCTTAGCTGTTGAGCGGGGTTTCACTTGGGATTCCTCCAAAGCCGCTATTCGCTTCTCCAACTTGTTGAAAGCTTCGTTGATCTGATCCACTATTTTCTTGGTTTCCGTTTGGGTTAGCATTTTGCTGTTCTCCCTTGTTCATAGATTTTTCTTTTAGCATCAATTCTGCCAGTTTAAAGCGACGTTCAAACTCTTTATCGTCTGCGTCACCCTCTTGCAAGTTACTTGATACTGCCTTAATACGATCCGTTTGAGCATCGTAATCCACAACGCTAGTTTCAGCACGATATTTCTCTGCACGAGCTTGTGCTTCGGCTGCCTGAGCGTTGAGAGCTGCTGCAGTGGCTTGTTCTTTAGCCATTGCCACCTGTAGCTGCATTTGTTGCATCTGCTGAGCCTGTGGATTAGGCTGCTGAGATTGTTGTAGACGTGAAATTAGCTCCTCACGGTTGCTAATGTTCATATTTTCAATGATAGATTCGATCAACATTGGATACATTGGAGAATCTTGCTTCATTGTCTGTAGCAATTGGACTAATTGTGTTACTTCGTACTCACGAGCAATAATTCCAAGAGTAGAAGTTGGAATAAACTTGTAATCTTGCACTGGATACAGCTCTGGAGCAAACTGCATATATCGATGAGCTGTCTTAGTAATCAATGGAAGCAAGAACAGCTCTTGAAAATTGATCAAAGTGCGCTTATGACGCTTAATGATCGCTCCGAGAGACATGGAAATGCCCGCTGCAGTTGCTTCAGAACCTGCAAATGATGGAATCCCTGCCGTATCAATAGCACCAGTAGCTTGTTGAACCATAGCTTGTAGTGCTTGAGCCTGTACAAAAGAAGTTTGATCAAGACCACCAAACTTAAAGGGCTGAAGGATCTCTGCAGGGTTACCGTTGGTTAGCAACATTTTGCCCGGACGAATCTCTGGCTTCATGCCACGAGGGAGTCGAGAGGCGTCAATTGCCATCATTGGGTGAATTGTGAGTGCTAGAGCGTCAATGCGAGCACGTAGTTCAGTGTCTAAAGCTTTCTGTGAGTTGTAACCCTTCTCACAAACACCACGACCCCAAAAACGAGAAGGTACTACGTCCCAAGGGAATGCAACGATTGGACGATCTTGCATCATGTATGGGTTTTCTTCAAGCTTCAGTAGTTGTCCACCGTTAGCAATGACCACCACTGCCTCAACGTACATTGATTCTTTAGTTTCTTCATCTTCTGATAAACTAACTAACTCTTCATCCTCACCAACACGAGTATTCTCAAAGAGGTCACGAGGTACAAGACCATAGTACTTAGTCAAACGTACTTTGTCTTCAGTGAATGCTTGTAGCTCACGATCAGGTTCTAAGTCATAATCTGTAGGAGCAATCTCTAGTTGTACGTCTTTGTAAACACCACGTTCAATGTCTTGTTCAACTTGGTGAATTGGTACGAACTCATCAATGGCAACACCTAGTGCTTCATCAGTACTAGTAGCCACTGGGTCAATTAGGAAGTTCTGAGGAAGCACTGGACGCAGCTTAACGACAAAACGATCAGCGATAGTAACACCTACTGCCTGTAACTGACCGTCCATGATTGGTTGTGTCGCAGGTTTCATCTCCTTGACTTCTTCAAGGACTAACTCACCAATACCAGTACCAAAAACTGCTGCATTGAGGATACACTCAGCAACTGCTTGACGAGTCTTAGTAAACTTAAAGTCTTCCTCAAGATGCTTACGCAAGTGAACCATGTCACCTTTGTTAGAATCCATCATGTCATCAGCAATGTCAAACCACTTACCACGACCAAAGGTAGCTTCTTCAACTTCAGCTACACTAGACTCCACAGCTTGCTGTAGGGCAGGTGAGATAATCTTGGAACGCTCTGATTGACGCATGGAGTCTTCAGAAGCCCAAATGCCACGCCAGAGTCTATAGTACTCTTCATGACGTTCTGCATAGTTAGATTCGTAATGATCACGCCACTGATCACATTTATTCATTACCCAGTCAGTAACGTCTTGTTGAATGTACTTTTCTTCCATATTAATATCCCGCTAGTGTGTCTAGCATTTCAAAATCATCAAATTCAAAGTCTTCGTAGTGATAAGGAACTTTGGCTAATTGGTCAATGTAGGCTAGTGAGTCAATTAAGTCGTCATGCACTAGCGGATTAGGAAACTGAAATAACTGATCAAGGAATGGAGTATTCCACTCACCTTTGTTCATTTCAATGTAACCGTTCTCATAGCGACCCTGAAGTGCCCATATGATACGATCAGTTTTCTTCTTGTTACCGTGAGTTAGTTCCTCAACTCTAAAGAACTTCTGACGTCTCTTTTGTAAGTCCATTAGGGGTGACATTACGGCTTGCTTTGCAATACCTTTCTCAATACCTACAGCGACTGGATCATATTTAGCCACTGCATTGAATATCTTATTGGCAGTCTCATTCAGATCCCAACGACCATGAATGATGTCTGCAATCCACCAACCACGTTCATTAACCTTAACGACTGCAATTGAGGTTGAGTCAAGATTCTTACTCTTACCTTGACTGATTGATTTAACATCTTCAAAACCTGCAAGGTCGACTGCTATGTAATAGTCACCCACGTCTGGTTCTTCTTCAGATACCTTGACCCACTCTTCTTTAAATATCTCAGAGCCAATGGCTTCAAAGGATGCCATGAATTCCTGACGGAATGCGAAGGAAGACATACTCTTCTTAGCAACATCTATTTCCTCTGGATCAAGTAACGGATTATCGTAAGACGTAAAATGCCACGCCTTATACGTTTCATCGTCACCCAATTCAGCATACTTATATAACTCGTAGAAGTGGTTACGACCCATTGGAGTTCCAATGAATAACGCATGACCCTTCTGGTCAGCCAATGCAGGTCTTAGGATCTGCTCCCACACGGCAGGTTTAATGTCAGCATATTCGTCAAGTACTAAGAACTTCAACGATACGCCACGCATGGTCTCTGGTCTGTCACCACCTTTGAGTGAGATGGTAGCTCCATTGATCAAGGTGATCTGAAGGTTGTTAATGTGAGCACCTTTGATCACGCCATGACCAAGCTCTAACAAGGTAGACCACATAATGTCTCTAGCTTGCCCTTGGGTTGGTGCTACGTAGAATACATGACCTTTTTCAGTCTGTAGTGCATTGATGATTAACAACCACGCAGCTAAGCGAGACTTACCAGTACGTCGACCTGCAGCTACGATCTTAAATCGCGTAGGGTCACTAAAGACTTCCTGCTGCCAAGGTAGTAGTTCTACGTTAAGATCACTCAATGGTAGACTCTAATCCAGTTTCTTCTAGATTAGCCACCCAAGGTTTATCTTTAAGATGCGTAAGGATCTTAGGTGCATAGTTCATTGCCTCTGCAGCCTTACGTTGCTCCCACTCTCCTTGAGCCATATAATCTTCCATTGACATTTCACCTGACTTTAACTTACGAACATTACCATGTCCCCAGTTGTAAGCCATTAGAACTTCTGTAGGATCCCA